TTATTTAATTAATTGGTCTTGTTTTTGGTCTTGTTTTGCATTATATTTGTAGTTATTTATTATATCTAGATTTTCTTTGTAGTCTTTTTTAAATAAGTGAGTGTAAGTTTTCATTGTTTCTTGTATATTAGCATGCCTTAAAATTTTGGAGATGACGGTAATTGGGACGTTAATCGAATATAACCAAGTTGCACAACTGTGCCTAAAATCATGTAGTCTAAATGTTTCATTTTCTTTAAAGGTTATGTTTGCTAATTTAAAGTACTTATTTTTTGCATTATCAAGACTGTGTGAACTTATTGGGGTTGCACCTCCAAAAATATACCAATTATCATTACAATCGGGGTTTTCTCTTAATTTGTTTATTAAATTTATAATTTTCAAATTTACATTATCATCTAAATCAATAGGTGCTTTAGATGAAGATGTTTTGGGTTCTTTTAGTTCATTATGTTTTGACATTGTATGATTGACCATCAATTGTTTTTTATCTGGATTATAGTCTTTAATTCTAAATGCTCGTATTTCTCCGGGTCTAGGTCCACGAGAAAATGATAAGTCGAAATATGTATTATATTTTAAATTATTTTGACTTACATTTAATAAATCTAAATATTCTTTAAATGTAATTACAGTATAATACCTGTCGCTGATACTCATTTTGACTTCTTTTGGTGTTCCAATTCTTCCTACCTGTTTTGCAAAATTTTTATTGCAAAATCCCTCGGTAATTCCAAAATCTATCATATTGCATATTTCATTATGGATACTGTTTAAATATTTTATTGTAAAATAAAATTCTTTATTGCTGTATTTATTTTTTTTGTATTTTTTATTTTTCATTTCTAGTTGCCATTTGAGGTAAATTTCTTTGTTGAAGAAATTGATTTTTTCTGTAGGATAAGTAGTTACTTGCTTAGTTTGATCTATTTCACAAAAATGATCTAATTTAATTTCTTTTGCTTTTAGTGTGTCTTTATCTACTTTATTTTTTAAATAAAGTAAATATTTTTCTTTCAAATCTTTTAATGAAATATCAATTTGTCTATTTTTAAATTTATGTTCATTTTTTAACTTTGTTTCTTCTTGCAGGGCTGACCAATAACCATCTCTACCAATCCAATTTTTATTATGTCTAGTTATTTGTTTTTTTTGTCCTTTCTCGTTAGTTACATAAGTTCTTATATAATATCTTTTTTGACCGTTAATTTTTTCTTTTTCTTCATATACTGGCATATTCATCGCTCCTTTTAAATTTGAAATTTTAACATAAATTATTTTTTTTGTCAAACTACGAACAAATGTTTGACCTTACTGCGATTTTATTATATAATAATATTGTTGATAAATCAATGAACTTTTTTGGTAAATTTTTCTAATTTTTATTTAAGTATTTGAAAGGGAAGTGGTATAGTGTATAATTTATATGTAGTATGTTGTGTGAAGTATGTTGTATGTTGTAAATCTAGAATAAATAGGAGAACAGCATGACACTAATTGAATTGTACACAGTGCTACAAAATGATTTGCTTGATGTATTTGTTGAATATATTGAAGCAAACAAAAAGGCACTAAATTAATTAGTGTCTTTTTTAGTTTTTTAAAAGAATATCATTAATAATAAAATTATTGGCCAAAACAATGCAATAAATTTTGCAAACGAATCATAATCTTTTTTTCTTAGAGAACCACGTCTAACCATTATTTTTTCTCCTTTAGCATTGCGACAATCTGCATTGCTTTTTCAAAATCTTCTCTAGACATGTCATCTATGTTATAATCCCACATACCAGCTTCTTTAAGAGCCATTTTTAGTTTTTCCATTTTATCTACATCATCTTGAGTAAAATTTAATAAATAATCTATTGTAACACCAAAATATTGAGCTATTTTTGTTAACATATCAAAGGTTGGAGTAGCCTTACCAGTTTCCCAATTTGATATAGAACTTTTTCTTACCTCAAGAATTTCACTTAATTCTTCTTGACTTAAACTTTTGGAAATTCTTAATTCTTTTAATCTATCTCCAAACAGATGAATCACCATCCTTTTTCAGCTTTTATATATACTTTAGTATATATAAATTATACCATATTTTATATATTTTTACTAATAAATTTTATATTTAAAGTAAAAAAATGAACAAAATAGTAAAAAAATGAACAAAGTACATTGACTTGTTCATTTTACTGTGGTATATTGTTATCGTAAGGTAGCAAGAGAAGATATCTTACAAGTGATAAAGTGGTGCTGATAGCACAAAAAAAGAATAGGTTCAGTCCTGAGAAAATTGAAACCTATCCTAATAAATAAGTGAGAAACTATTTTTTTACAACATTTATCTTAGCAAGTGATAAATCGCTTATTTTGATATTAATGTCATTTGAAAATAGTAACTCCAAAATTTTGATGAGTATTTTTACTCACCTCACATTCTATTCCCTTCATATAAGAATAGAGTGCTGTTACACCGCTTATCACGAATATATGTATAAGACATACACCTATGACAAGTAGTACTAAAATTGTACTACAAACACCTTGAAAAGTCAATATTTTATTGGTAATAGGTGTTTTTCTTATACCCAAAATTTAAGAGAAAGGAGAAAGTATGGCAAAAGAAAAAATTGATAAATGCTTTTATAGAAAACTTGGTGAGATTTTAAACGCTGAAAGAAGAAAACGCGGATATTCATTAAGATATGTTGCAAGTCTTACTGGCATATCAAGAACAACGATTGATAAGTTTGAATTAGGTATTTCAAGAATAGACAATGCAAGTTGGAAAAAAGTATGTGAAGCTTTGCAAATTCCAGAACAAATTCATATAAAAATTGCCTTAGGTATGAAGGATTACGAATGATTGATACAGAAGATTTAGATAGTTATTATTCAGGATATGATGAATATTGTGAACCTAAAGAACAATTTGAAAAATATGATTATTCAGATGATTATCATGATGAATTTATGATCAGAAAGGAGATTGAAAAAATGGAAAGAAAAGTTGTTGATTTAAAAACTACAAATATGACTTTTGATGAAATTATGAACTTAAAAGATTATGTTTGGGAAAGTGATAAATTGATACCTGCTGAAGAAGGTGAATAAATGAAATATACAATAGAAGGGTTTAATCAAAGAGAAGTAATAAAATTAGGTAATTTAGATATAGTTGATTTAGTAATACTTAGATGGATAGTTGATTTTGAACCTAAAATGACAAAAAAAGAAATAGATAACGAAATTTATTTTTGGGTTAATTATCATAGTTTATTAGAGGCATTACCAATATTAAATATAAAAAAATTAGCATTATATAGAAGATTAGAAAAAATGTGTGATGCAGATGTTTTGAAACATAAAAATGTAAAAGATAAAGGGAATTATTCTTATTATACGTTTGGTAATAATTATTTAAAACTAATATCTTCAACGATAGAACCTTCTATCTCAAACGATAGAACCCTTATATCTTCAACGATAGAACAAAATAATTCATCTATTAAAGAAATTCATCTATTAAATAATTCTTTAATCCCTATAGTCCCTTTAACAAGTTATCAAACTTGTATGGGAATAACAAACTCAAAATGCGAGTGTTCAAAAAAAGCTAAATTAAAAATTGGAAATTCATATTTTTGTGGACAACATGCAAGAATGTATTTAACTAAAATTGGAAGAAGCGACTTAATTGTTCAAGTAGAGCAGTTAGAAACAAACAAATTTAAAAAACCAACTTTAGAAGAAGTGCAACAGTATTGCATAGATAGAAAAAATAGTATTAATGCTGAAAAATTTATTGATTATTATGAATCTAATGGATGGAAAGTTGGACGTAATTCTATGAAAGATTGGAAAGCAACTGTTAGAAATTGGGAAAAGAATCAACAAGAGAAACAAAATAATGTGAAAACTTATAAATCAAATTATGAAATTAGTCAAGAAGCTCTAAGAAAAGCTAGAGAGGAACTTGAAAATGAGTAGAAAAGAAGTATCTGATCTGCTTGAAAAAATACAAGCATATAGACAATCATTTCTAATAACAAACGTTGTTATTAACGAATGGAATAGAGTTTTAGAACCATATGACTATGATGATGTAAATAAAAAACTAGATGAATATTTTAAAAACGGTGATAATTTTGGAAAATATCCAGATGTGTATTATTTGACAAAATATTTAAAATCACATGATGAAAAAATAAAAGCAGATGGAATTGCAATTAGATGTCAAATATGTGGTCAGGTTGTTAATGTTGATAATTACAATGAACATTATGAACGTTGTAGTTCAACAGAATATTTATGCAATATGTCTGAAAAGTATTTTAATAAAAAATTGAATAAAGAAAAATTGGCAAAGGCAAGTAAATCAGAGTTTGATAAATATTATTGGGATTTTTGTAACAAACTATATGACCATATTGATAAAAATGATATATTAAAACGCAGTTTAAAAAATTCGATATTAACTCATAAAGGCTTGGAACCAGAATATGAGGTTGAAGATTTGTTAAGAAAGAATAGGGCATTAATGTGATAAAACTAATTGATTTAACAGATTGGAAAAAGCAAAAAGATATAATTTTAGAACTTCATCGTGAATGGGGAATTAACATAACATCAAGAGAATGGAGAACTCAAGTTGAAAAATGGAATGAAAAATTTATAAATGATGAAGCCCCTTATTATATAACCCATTCTAATTCTAAAGGATATAAAGCTACAACTGATTATGAGGAAGCACAAGAAGCAATAAGAGATTATAAAAAAAGAGCGTTAAATATGTTAAAAAAAGCGAGAGCATGTAACCTAGCTTTCCAACGAAAACGAAACTATAAAATTGATTTTGAAAAAGGAGAATTAAAATGAAATTATTTGATTGGTTTAATAATAAAAATTCTTTGATAAACGAGAATTCGAAAATAAAAAAAGGCAAAAAAGAAATAGAGCAAAAATATAATAACTTATTAGAATGCCTAGAAGAAGTTAACAAAAAATATGTGAATTTACTAGAACAGAAGTCAGAACAATTTGATTTATATGTTAAGTATCAAAAATTGTGTGAAGAATTTTCGAAAGACAAAAAAGATTTAAAAAAACAACTTGCTGAAACACAAGAAGAATGTACTTCTTTAAATACAAAAAATGAAGAATTAAATAAAAGAAACATGAGATTTGAGAGAAAAATAAAAAGAATGGAAAAACAAACAAATGAATCAATTAGGAAATAATATTGAATATAGTTATGATTGGTTAATTCGAGAAATAATCAAAACTGATTTTGAACAGAAGAAAACAAATCAAATTCAATATGTAAAAATGACTAAAATAGATCTATTAAGATTAGTACAAAAATTTATAAAACTGAATGAAAAAGGAGCGTGAAATATTGGAAAAGAAAATAAGATGTTTGAAACCAGAAGAAATTGAGCTATATGATGGTGAATACACAATAAATACAAAAGGTGAATTATACAGCACCAAAACGAAAAGATATATTAAACCCTGGTATTTAAAAAATGGGTATGTTCAATATAATTTGTCATTCAGAAATAAAAGATATTATCGCTTGGCACACCGATTAGTAGCAAAAGCATTTATACCTAATCCAAAAAACAAACCACAAGTAAATCATATTAATGGAATTAAAACAGATAATAGAGTGGAAAATTTAGAGTGGGTTACACCTAGTGAAAACGAAAAACATTCTTACGAAAAACTTGGCAAAAAAGCACCCAATTGTGGTAAACATTTAGGTAAATATGCAAAAAAAAAATTTAGTAAGTCAATTGTTCAATATGATTTAAATGGTAATTATATAAACAAGTTTGAAAGTATGGCTCAGGCTACAAAAATAACAAATATAAGTCAAGGAAATATATCTGAATGCTGTAATAAAAAAAGAAGAATAGCAGGTGGGTATATTTGGAAATTTTCGGAGGTATAAATATGAAAAATGTATTAAAAAAATTATTTGATATACAACAAGAATTAAAAGTTCCAAAAAATCAGAGAAACACATTTGGAAATTACAATTTTAGGAATTGTGAAGATATTATGGAAGCAAGCAAACCTATTTGTGCAAAACATAATTGCTTATTAACCTGTACAGATGAATTAATACAAATAGGCGAAAGATATTATGTGAAAGCAATAGCAACATTATTTGACATAGATAGTGAAGAAAGCATTAATACTTCTGCTTGTGCTAGAGAAGAGGAAGTAAAAAAAGGAATGGATGCTAGTCAAATTACAGGGGCTAGTAGTAGTTATGCTAGAAAGTATGCTTTAAATGGTTTATTACAACTTGATGATAATAAAGATGCGGATACAAATGAATATAAGAAGCAACAAGAAGATAAACAAACCAATAAGAAACCAACAACAAAAAAAGTGGACAAGCCAGTTGAAATGATTGATGCAAATCAAATAAAAGTAATTCATACTTTATTTACTAAAATTGAAAAATCAGAATCACAAGTATTTAAAAATTTCACAAATGATAAAGCAAAAGAAAATGTATACAATCAATATAAAGTAAAATCTTCAAAAGAATTAACAAAAGAAAATGCAAATAAAATGATTGATTTGTTAAAGAAAAAAGTTGGTGAATAATGGCATTAACAAATAAACTTAATTTACCAGAACCAATATACAATGCATTATGTAGTGATTATCAATCAAAAGAACATCAATATTCAGTAACAACAATACTTAATCCAGTTAGACAAGTTATCTTAAAAAGAAGATACAATGATGAAATAGAACAAGATTGTAGTGAATTGATATGGGCATTATTTGGAACAGCATTTCATTCAATACTAGAAAATTCCAAAGAAAATGATAATCAATTCAAAGAGGAATATTTAAAGCAAGATTTAGAAATAATTTGTGATGAATTAAAGGGATACTTTTTAAGTGGCAAGGCTGATTTAGTTGATATTGCTATTAAAACAATTATTGATTACAAAACAACAAGTACATTTAAAATATTAAAAAAAGATTTTGAAGATTATAGATTACAGTTATTGATCTATGCTTGGTTATTCAGAAAATTAGGATTTGAAATTAATAAAGGCCAAATAATTGCATTACTTCGTGATTGGCAAAAATCAAAAGCAAAGTTTGACAGAGAATATCCACAATTTCAAGTTCAAAAGTTGAATTTTAAATTTACTGATAAAGATTTTAAAGATATAGAAGAATTTATAAAAAATAGATTCTTAGAATTAAAAAAATACGAAGATGTTCCAGATGAAGAACTTCCCCTTTGTACAGAAGAGGAACGTTGGAGTACAGGTTGGCAATATAAAGTATTTAAAAAGGGTAATAAAGTTGCAACAAAAGTACATTCAACTCTAGAAGAAGCACAAAAACATCTTGAAAATTTGGAAAAAGATTATCCAGGTGTATATGAAATAAGAACATTTGAACCTAATTATAAAAAATGTGAAGAATATTGTAGTTGTTGCAAATTTTGCGATTATTGGAGAAATAATTATGGGGAGAAAAATTAATCCAGAAGATTATATCAATAAAAAATATGGAATGTTGACTTTAAAAAAATATTTATACCTAAAAAATAAAAATAGATATTATGAATGCTTATGTGATTGTGGGAAAACGAAGGTATGCTTATTAGCAAATTTAAAAAGTGGAAAACAAAAAAGTTGTGGTTGTATTCGATATAAACAAAAAATGATAAAAATTAATGACTATGTTTTCAATGATAAGTATGTTGTTGGTATTACATATAATACGAAAAAACAATTTTGTGTTGATATAAAAGATTTTGAAAAAATGAAAAAATTTTGTTGGAGAGAAGATGGGTATGGATATATTGTTACATCTAAAAACAATAAGAATATAAAATTGCATCATTTAATATTAAACTTACCTAGTGGAAAGGTTGTTGATCATATAAATCATGATAAAACTGATAATAGAAAACAAAATTTAAGGATTTGTTCAACTCAACAAAATAATTTTAATACAATTATTCCTAAAAATAATACATCTGGTTTTAAAGGTGTCTATTGGTCAAAGGAAAGAAATAAATGGGTTGCAAAAATAGGATATAACTATAAAAACATACATTTAGGGTATTTTGATGATAAAAGAGAAGCAATAAAAACAAGAATGAATGCAGAAAAACATTTTTATGGCGAGTATGCTTGTGAGAGATAAAAATTTATCAAGAAAAATATATGAAGGGTGATGAATAATGAATAACGATATTTTTAGAGAAAAATTATTAAATAAAAGTTTTACGAAAGAGGAATTAGAAGATTTGGCGTGGTGTTATGTAGATGCTGATGTTGAAATGATAACTCAAGAAGAAGGAGAACAACATCGATGGACGCGGGATGTTTCTACAATATTTGAATTTGAAGGAAAATATTATTCTTTAGACTGGGATAGAGGATTAACAGAGTGCCAAGAAAACGGATTCTATACACAACCATATCAAGTGGAAAAGGAAGTTAAAACAATAGAAGTAACAAATTGGAAGGCGGTTTCGTAATGAAAAAATATGAGTTAAGTCTTTCAAGAAATTATGTATCTAGTTGGGGAATAGAAGAAGCAATTAGAGAATTATTGCAAAATGCCAAAGATAGTAACGGAGAAGATATTATTGATATTGATAAATCTTCTGGAACTATTACTATTACAAATAAAAATACATCAATACCAAGTTCTACATTACTTTTAGGAAACACATCTAAAAGAGATGATTTAGATAAGATAGGTCAATTTGGAGAAGGTTATAAATTAGCATTGTTAGTATTACTTCGTGATGATAAAGAAGTATTTATAAAAAACGGAAATAAAAATTGGATACCAAGTTTTGAATATTCAGATAATTTTGAATGTGAAGTATTATGTATTACTGAAACAGCAGGTAATGGGAATGATTTAACATTTGAAATATCAGGATTTGATAGTTCTGAATTAGATGAACTTGAAAATGAATTTTTAGGATTAAATGGACAAGCTTATAATTCAATTCAAACAAGCTATGGAGAAATATTAACGGATTCTGATTACAAAGGAAAAGTATTTGTTGATGGGCTTCCAGTATATGAAGATGATAATTTTGATTATGGTTATAATTTTAAACCTTGCTATGTATCACTTGATAGAGATAGAAAATCAATAAATATTTATGAATTGAAAAGATTAACAGCTTTATCAGTTGCTTGTTGTGTTGATAATTTTGCTTTTGTTGACGAAGTTATTGATGGCAAAGGTCGAGATGGTGAATACATCAAGGACGAAAATATTGAATTTGATGATGAATTCAAAGAAAAATATGCAAAACATCTAATGGATAGATTTGATATCAAAGAAGATGATGTTGTTATCAATAAAAGTAGTTCAGATTTAATTGAATATGTTGGTAGAAAAACAGATAAAGAAATAAAAGAAGTTCCACACAAGATATATGCAGATATATTAAATTCACAATTAACATATTCGTCAAATGTTATTCAAGAGGTAAAAAAAGAAAAAGATAATCGAGATAAAGTTGATGATGCTTGGTATGAATATGAATATAGCGATTATAAAGATTTTAAAGAATGGTTTGATAAATATGGTAATCAACTAAATGATAATGCAAAAGATGAATTTAAAGAACTAATAAATCGATTAGAGCCAACAGGATTTAATTTGATATATGATGAGGTGTGGAAATGATGCTTGGTGGATTAATTGGTAAAGAAAATTACGATATGTATGATGAAATTATTCCAAAAATAATATCAACTGAAATAAACATTGAAAGTTATACAACAGTAGAAAAATTTAATAAGAAAGAAGGAAATAAAATGATAGAAAGTATTAATTTAATTGATTTATATGCAAATAAGCATAGAGAAAGTATTGAAAAAGAAACAAAAGAAAAAGTAGAAGAATTAAGAAAAAAATGTGATGTTATTAATAAGTTTAACGAGTTAGTAGAACAATTTGAAAAAGATTGTGATGAATTATATTTATCTCAATTTACAGAAGAAGAAAAAAACAAAATTTTAATTAATCAAGATATGATTGATGATGCTGATATGCAATTAAGAACAACTGGTGGGCCAAGTGAATTAAAATATTATACAAATAAAAATTTTCGTAACGATGATTATTATAAATTAATGGATGAAAGAGAAAGCAATTTAAATGAAATAAATGATTTAGTTAAAACAGTAAAAGCACATGTTGGTATCGCTAAAACGAAAGAAGAAGTTGAGGAAATACTAACTAGATATGGAATTATTGATAAGAAAGGTAAATTGGTGATTAAATAATGAAATTAAAAGTTGGAGATAAAGTAAAATTAAAAAATAGAAGAGGTAAAGAATGGAATCGTAACGGTAAGATGGATAAATATATTGGTAAGATTGTTACTGTATCTAATATAACTCTTGGAAATGGTTTTACAATTAAAGAAGACGACGGTAGAGGATTTCCTCGATGGGTGTTTCGCCTAGAAGATATTGAATATGTAGTAAAACAAAAACATTTTAAATCATTGCCAAACAATTATACAGGGACAATAGAAGTAGAAAATGGTTTTATTCAAGAAAAAGAAATACTAGATGACACAGAAAAAAGATATTTAAAAGCTGTTATTAGACCGTTTAAAAATAGAGTTATCAATATTATTAAAGAAAATTGCTGTGACGGAAATTGTTATATTTCTATTAGTTTAAATAATGCCGAAGAAATTTTCTTACCAAGTTTTAAAAAAGGAACTATGTATAACGGCATGGAAGATAATAAAGAATACACATTAAAGGAGTTGGGATTAGATGTTTAATAAAGTAACTTTAGTAGGTAGAATATCTACAGATTTAGAATTAAGATATACTGGTTCAAATAAAGCGTATTGCAGATTTAATCTAGCAGTAAATAGAATGAATGAAGGTACAGATTTTATTCCAGTAACAGTTTGGGGAAAGCCTGCTGAAAACCTTGTTCAATATCAAAATAAAGGTAGTTTAATACTTATTGATGGTTCAATTAGTATGAGTAATTATACTGATAAAGATGGAAATAATAGAACATCATTTGAAGTAATGACAAGTAATGTGCAATTTTTAGGCAGTAAAAAAATGAGTGATGAATCTTCTGTTGAGCAAGCAGAAACAGATCCATATGAAGATTTCGGAAATAAAATTGAAATTGATGATAATTTCTTAGATTAAAACGAAAGAAGGGGTATAAATGGATTGTATATCATATATTAATGATTTAATAATTGAAATAGATATATTGAAAAAATTAGATAATAATAATCCAGAAATAATTAATAAGATAAATGAAAAGGAAAAGTTACTTGAAGAATGCAAATTTAACTTATCAAAATTATCTAAAAATAGTATAGAGTATAGAATATATTTGTATTACTTGAATGGGATGTCAATTAATAAAGCTATACAAAAAGTAGCTGATGAAAATTATAAAAATGATATAAAACCTTTTACTGAAAGAGCAATTTATAAAAATTATTATCAAAATTTGAAAAAAATTATAAAAATTCATTAAAAGTTCAGTAGAAACATTGATATAGTATGAGTGTAGTATTTTTACTACAGTATGTAAAAGCATACCTCCTTTCTACGAGAAAAGCAGTTATCTCCTTTCGTGCTTTTCTCTAATATTGCTCTTTGGTGGAATTGGCAACACATTGCACTTTGAATGCGAAGAGTCTAGGTTCGAATCCTAGAAGAGCAACCAAAATTAATGTTCTTTGACAATTTGTTAAATAAACCATATGACAGACTACAATGCAATGTAGTATGGATGTTATCTTGTTCTTATTAGTTATGAGTGCGAATTTGTAATGGATTGAGTGAGCTGAGAGGAAACTCATTTAAAAAGCTGAGACTTACAAAATGTAGGGAAAGAGATAATAGTGGTTTGTTATGAAATGTTATAAGGTATAGAGGTCTAGTCGCCGATAATCAAAACCGCCTATGGAAAATAGGACGATAACTTATTAGTAATACTATATTGTGGTGATATAGAGTGAAAATAAGATACTATAAATCGATTGTTGCAGTTGAAATATAGAAATATATGTATAAGACTAGTGCCTAGTTTGAGTAGCACAAATCTGCAAGTTTAGTATATGATAGAAATTTTTGAAAAAAAGCTAAATAAAAAATTTTAACCTAATGTGTGTGAAAAATGTTGGTAATGAATCCAATATGGTCTAGGGTATTTATACTAGGTATTAGAGGAAATAAGGTCGCTCCTTATCAGGACTAATACTTGCCATTGACTGAATAATAATTGTTCATAATAAATTAGTGTGAGAAGCACTATTTAACAAATTGTCAAAGAATATTAAGCGTTACCTTTATAGGTAGCATAGAGCAGATATATATTAGAACCTATAATTACACTTTTAAGGTATTAGGAAAGTGAAGTCTAAATTTAGCAAATATATCTATTCTATGGTGCTTATAAAAAGCATTAGGTAAAACAGCTTCACCTTGCTAGACCAAGCACAACGAAGTTAGGCTGAACAAGTTTAGGTGATTGTCAGTTAGGAAACTGTCAGTATTTCATACTAATATGAAAAGGTCATGCTATCTCTAGTAGGTAGTGTACTGATAATATTCTTAAATATGCAGTTATCAATGGCTTAAGCATATGATAAAAGGCGGTAATATTATCAGTGCAGTATCTATTAAAGATACTAGTAAAACAATATACCTATTGAGAACATAGTAGGCCATCTAGCAACATTGAGCCTAGTTGTTATATTGTTTTATTATTTGCTCGTATGTTGAAATTGGTAAACAAGACGGACTTAAAATCCGTTGGAAGCTATTCCTTATAGGTTCAAGTCCTATTACGAGCACCAATTATGACTATATCTGCAGGAGTCATGACCTGTTTTGTATATAGAGGACTTATACGCCAAAAGTATATGTGGTGAAGCCTACATGATGGCGGAGGTTTATGCAAGTTTAGACTAATTATTGACAATTATAATTTAATAACTTGTGGTATTTTGATTATTATTATCCAGAAAAGAAAATAATCGGTTAGTATTTACTGAAAATACAAATTGTCGGTTTTGTTTGTTTTTCCTTAATAAACAATCGCCATATAGGCAAATAACTCAATGGTTAGAGTTCTGGTCTTATACACCAGCGGTTCTAGGTTCAAGTCCTAGTTTGCCTACCAAATGAATTTTGAAGGGAGAATACAATAATTCTCTCTTTTTTGATAGAAAGTAGGAAAATAATGACAAAAGTAAGTAAAAAGAAATTTCCACGATATGAAACTGGAAATATATTAATTTATAACGACAAAGATATTAAATATTATAGTGGTGTGCCAATGGAACTGGATGTTCATACTGATTATGAAGAATATCAGAGTCTTGAAAGTGATATTAAAACTATAATTCCACTCGGTTCAACTTTAACAGTAAATATAACTAAGTTTAAAGAATTAGATAACATAATGCTAGATGAAACGACAATGAAAAGAATAGCAAAATATAACAAAGATGTTGAAGTCAAAAGGTTAGACAATACAATTAAAGAAAAGAAGGATAAAATCAAAGAATTAGACGATATTTTGCAAGATAAAGAGGGTAAAGTTAAGAAGTTAAAAGAGTTTGTTGCAAATCTTTATAATATAGATCTTGACAAAGATGTTGATAAAGATGATGAAGGTTATGACTGGGATTAATTCTGGAAAAAGATTTGAACAAAACTGGAAGAATAGTATTCCAAAAGATATATTTTATTATAGATTTAGAGATGGTTCTTCTAGTTGGGGTGGAAATGACAAAGTGAGATTCCAGCAAACAAATATATGTGACTGTTTAATGTTTGATGGGGACTATTTATATTTATTAGAATTAAAATCGACAAAAGGAAAAAGTTTACCTTTTAATAATATAAAAAAGCATCAAATAAATGACTTATTGTGGGCAAGTGAGTATGCAAATACAATATGTGGTTTAGTTGTTGAATTTAGTGATTTAACAGAATGTTATTTTATAGAAATAGGTCGATTTAAAGCGTTTTATGATTCTACTAATAGAAAATCTATACCGATAGATTATTTACGAAAAAATGGAATAAAAATAGGCGCAGAAAAGAAAAAAATAAATAGTAAATTCGATGTAAAAAAATTTATAAATGATGTTATAGAGAGTGTGATTTAGTGAAAAATGATTTTGATATTATAAAATATAAATTCAAAGACCAAATAAAAATAATTCCAATCGCCGATGTACATTGTGGAAGTATTAATTTTAATTTAAAAAGATGGAAGCAATTTAAAGAATATATATTGAAAGAAGATAATATTTACATTGTGATAGTTGGTGATTTAATAGATAATCAGACAAAAAATAGTCATAGTCCTTTCAATGTATCTGTAATAAATGGAGTAGCAATGACCCCATTTGAACAAAAGAAATGGTTGGTTAGAGAATTGACGGATTTAAAAGAAAAAATATTATGTGGTGTAAGTGGAAATCATGAATCTAAAAAAGATAATAAAGCAACAGATCAAAATATTATGTATGATGTATTTTGTAAATTAGATATTGAAGATAAATATAGACCTAACATGGCATTTATTAAAGTGCAAATAGGAGATAGAAACGATTGTGATAGACAAACTTATACATTTGGAATAACACATGGTTCTGGTGGTGGAACTTTAACTGGAAGTGCAATTAATAGAAATGAAAAGTTTGGGTATGTGATAGATGGACTTGACTGTTTAATAACAGGGCATACACATAAACCAGCAATAACTAAACCGATGAAATTGGTAATTGATAGTAGAAATAACAAAGTATCTTTTAAACCTTTTTATCAAATAATTGCTACATCATGGCTTGATTATGGTGGTTATGCATTGGCACAGCAATTGAATCCATCAAGCTTTATGAGTCAAGAAATTATATTAAATAAAAATAAAACAAAAGAATTGGAAATAAAGGTGAAGTAATGAGAACAAAGAAAGAAATTAAAAATAAAATTAAAGAATTATATGAATTATCATCAAAAGGAAAATTTAGTATACTATGGATTGTGATTGTAACAGATGCTTTAAGTTGGGTATTAGGTGACGATTATTTGGACACAAATGTATTAATAGGGGATGAAACAAATGAATAATATTATCGGAATTCTTTGTGGTGTTTTTTTACTAACAATTTTTATTGGCTTATGTTGTTATTGTATAAGTCAAGGTATAAATAAAGATTTATTAAAAGAATTAGATAAGCAAAAGCAATTAAATAAACAACTTTTAGGATTATATCAAAATGAGCAAGATAAAACAGATACATTATACAGAATAATATTTCATATTAGGCAACAATTATCTTTATTAAAATTAAAAGAATGCCCAGAAGAAGAATTTAAAAATATACCATTTGAAATAATTGAATGGATTGATATGTTGGAAAAAGTTAATAACGGTGATGAAAATGGCATACGTGAGTAAATATGATAGAACATTTATTTCTTTTATGAATAAAAAATATAAAAATCATAGTGTTTGTTTTGAATTTATAGATGATTATAGATTATGGCTTTATGAAGATTATTGTGTATATGATAACGTTTTGTATTATAAACAAATGGAAAAAGATTTACAGGAATATAGTGATTTTCAGACTGGAAAAGAGAGAGACAAAAGAGGCAAGATAGATGGCAACTGGGAAAAAGATTAAAACAGAAGAACAAATACAAAAAATAAAAGAATCCAATCGTGAAAATAGAGAGAAAAAGATACAAGATAGAGAACAACTTGTAAATCAAATAAGAGAAGAATCTAAAGAAAAATTGTTACCAACATTGAAAAAAAAAACAACAGAACTTACTAACTACATTATTGAATTATTAAAAAATAAAGGCGAAGAAAAAGTTAATAACATACAAATAATGTCCTTGATAGCACAAAGAAGTATGCTAGAAGTTGCTAATGTAGGAAATATTACATATACACCACAAGAAATAATGTTAGGCTTTAATTTGTATCTTGAAATGATAAATAAAATAAATGAAATAAAGAAATTCCCACCAACAGTAGAAAGTTTTTCAATATTTATGGGAATAAGTAGAAGTACGTATAATAATTGGCTAGTTGATCCAGATAAAAGAGAAGTTATGGACTATATACATTCATATTTATTAGGTGTATTAGCAACAGGTGGGCTTATGGGAGAAGTTAGAGAAATATCAGCTATGTATTTACAAAAAACAATGGGAAAAGTAGAAGCACAACAACCTATTGTTGTTAAACACGAAAAAGCTACTGATGTTGAAGATATAAATAGACAATTAGAGGCATTAAAAAGAGATAATGTTATAGATGCAGATTGGACGGAAAAAGATTAGTATGAATAATAAAATATTAAAACAAAATGCAATAATGATATTGTATATCACAAATGTTATTGATGAATTAGATAAAAATATAAAACATATAGAACGAGAATGCTCATATAGAAGCAAATATATTGATATAAGAGTTAATAAAGAACTTAAAAAATATTTTGAAAAGTGTTTGGAAGAAGTTTTAAATGTAGGTATAGAAAAAGATTGACTGGAAAAAGTTTTCTGACTTTGTCCGTGGGTAAATAGGTGTATTTTTATACATCTTTTTATTATATTTTATTAATGATATGGCTTTATTTTATAGACTTATTCGCTTAATAAATGCTAAATTAATACAATTATACTATAATTTAAAACGTTGCTTAAAATGGCTAAAAATGAGTAAATATAGAGTGTTAAAACAGTAAAAATATAATGTTATTCATGTATAAATAATCAATAAAAAAATAGCCTTTTTAATTTGACTATTTTTGTTTTTTTGCAAAGTCACACAAACCACACCAAATAGCTAATACTATTATTAAAATTGTGACCATTCAGTTACATCTTCCTTAATCTTTGTCAATATTTTTTGATAATCTTTAGTGTTATATTTAATATAACATTTTTTTAAATCGTTTTGAAAACTTTTAGAAGGATATCTAGTCCATAAGCAAGCCTTTGCTTGACCAATATTTTCATTAATAATTTTTTCAAGCGTATTTATAAAGTTTTCTTTAGTGTTGTATTTACCTTTTGGTTTTCCTAATCTTGTTCCTTTTGTTTTAACTGCTTTTAAACCTTCTTTTGTTCTTTCACTTATTAAATCTCTTTCAAATTGTCCAAGAACTGAGAATATGCCTAATAATAAATTGGTGTTTGCGTCTGGTTTTTCTCCTGCTAATAAGTTAAAATTTTCTTTTAATATAATAACATTTATTTGTTTTTTTTGTATAAATTCAGTTATTAAATCAAGTGTTTTAATAACACCGCCACGAGACAGACGAGAAAGGCTTTCACAAACTAGAGTGTCGCCTTTTTCCATTTTTTTAATTAGTTTGTCAAATTCGGGGCGTTTTGTTTTGGTTCCTGTGAAAGTTTCCTCTATATATTCACAATTAACGCCATTTATATAGCCTTTATCTTTAAATATTTGAATTTGTCTGTCATATTCTTGTTTGTCTGTGCTAATTCTTATATAACAATATGTTTTACTCATAACATACCTCCAATAAATCCCAAGTATTAAACACGTTGACATCGTTTTTTAGTATTTCTTCTTTATTTTCTAAAGCTTTATCACATATATAACCTAAATCAATGTGATTCTCATCTTTTAAATAAGCTTTATAAATAAATTGTATTAACATTATTATATCATTTTCTTTTAAGCTTTTAAAATTTTCATTACATTGTAAATTATAATATATTATCATAAATAACATATCATATTTATGTTTTTTTATTATTTCGTTGTATTCTTTAAAATTCATTTTTATACCTCCACACATTCATTTAATAAATTTAAAATATAATCATTTCTAGTATTTATATAATCATTAATACTTTCAATTAATGTTTTCTTGGTGTTGTCATAATTTAAGTAATCGACACATATTTCATAAACTTTAGAATAATATATATCTAGCAAAATGTTTTTATCTTTTAAGTATTTATCATATAACATTATAGATAAATAAAACATATATTCATTAAAATTTTCTTGAAATTCTTTATTAATCATTTTCTTGCACCTCATCAATTATTTTTTTTATTTCTTGAAATGTTAGCTCATCAATAATATTGCTTAAATAATATGCTAGTTGGTCTTTACTATTGTTAAAGTTATCTACTGCATAATCAATCATGTTTATGAATGTATTTCTAGTAAATGAATTACTATAGTCAAAATTAAATGTGTCTTTTAAATATTCCATTATTTTATCAGTCATTTATTACACCTCTTTACTTTCTAAATATGCTTTTAATTTTGGGTCATATTCTTTTAATGCATTTAAACATTGTTTATAATTGTTATAATATATTTGATATTTTTCTTTATAGTAATTTAGTCTATAAAGAAGTAGGGTAGTTGTTAATAATAATATAATTGTTATATATTCCATGTTAAACCTCCATACAGCTAATATAGTTGTCGTTACCAATAACTATATGGTCTAAAAATTTAATATCTAATAATTTACTAGCTTGTTTAAGGACGGCTGTTATTTTATAATCTTCCTTGCTTGGAGTAGGGTCGCCACTTGGATGGTTATGTATCATTATAAAAGCACTAGCATTACTTAGTAATATTGTTTTAAATATTGTTTTTGGGTCAATCATTGACGCGTTAATAGTGCCTTTAGCGATTAGAGAATAATTAACAGGTACACTTTTATTATTTAAGCAAATTATATAAGCATTTTCTACATCATTGTTTTTTATATCTTCTATGTTATCAACTAATTTAACAATATCGGTTATATTTTTAATATTGTCATTATTATATTGTGCTGTTGTTTCTCTTACTAATTTTATTGAAGTTTTATATATTCTCATATTATAACACCTCACTAACTTTATCAAATGAAATACAGTACAATTTACTTATTTCATCCATTTTGTTATAATCTTCTTCAGATATTAACATTCCTATATATGTAGAACAATCATTTTTCTTTTTGCCCTCTAAATGATAGCCTTTTAATTGTTCATTATATTTCGTTACTTTTAAAGTATAATCATTTACTTTTACAATATCATTTATTTTTAATTCATTAAATTTTTTCATATAATCACCATAGATAGGGAAGAGGTTTTTTATTCCTCTTCGGTTTCCTTTCTACTTGATAAGAATGTAACTTTTTCGGCTACTATTTCTATTATATTTTTGTTTTCTTCTTGTTTTGTTTGTATTCTCCCTTTAATTCCTAATAAATCGCCTTTTTTACAATATTCTTTTACATTATCAGCTATATTGTTCCAAACAATACAATTAATAAAATCAGTTTCATAAATTCCATCGGCATTTTTCCAACTTCTTGGTACAGCTAAATTAATATAACAAAGTCTGTTTCCATTTTCTAGCTCTTTTATTTCAGGGTCTTGAACTAATCGACCAACTAATACTATTTGATTTAACATTTTTTCATTCCTCCCATTATGTCATACTTGACATTTTTATTTTTTAAATATATAATGAGAGATGAAGAAAAGGGAATTTTGTTTTTAGTCGAACAACTCTTTTTTTCTTATATCATATATTACTTCATATATTAGTAAGCCTAAACAAGTGTCAATTGTTAAGTCTAATATTAAAAGTAATATATTTGGGTTTGAAGTTATAAAGTATTTGAATAATGTTATAATCACATAAGCCGAAGTGATAACATTTTCCCACTTTATAACTCTTTTTTTGTGCATTGATGTAATAGGGTTAACTCTCATTTTTTAGCTCCTTTCATATTTACCAAAACCCCATTTGATAATTATGTCTTGAGTTTTCCCTTTTCCTTATCTCTATATACATTATAGCACTTTTATTATATATTGTCAATAGTTATACTATAATTTATTTATTATTTTATAATATATTTATTATAGTATTATTATATGTAAATTATATAAAATTATACTTTAAATTATACTATTATTTATATATTTATATAGTTAGTATTATTGTATTATATATGCATTTTGGTGGTGTGATACTGTATTATTGATATATTATGATATGGGTATATTTATATAGATATATTTTTGTTATTATATTTATTTGTATTATTATTAATTGTTATTATTATTGTTGTTGTTATTAATTGTTATTATTATTTAAATTGTAACAGAAGTTTGCTTTCCTCTCTAATTTCAAAAATATATAATTATTTAACACTATATTATTATTTTATAGCGTTTTTTTGTTGTGGTTTAATATATTATTTATTATTGTTTTAACCCTTATAAAATAACGATTTATTATAGTATTAACGAACGTTAACACCCCAACCCTATTTTTAAAGAGGTACTAGGGGGCTTTTTTACTCCCTAAATTCTACAAAAAATAACAAAAGAATCTATATATAATCAAATAGTCATCAAATAGTCATTTTATTTAAATAATTCAATAAAATATATATATTTATTAATTTATATAAGAAATAATCAAATAAAATTGGTTATTTTTTCATTTTATATTAAAAATTCATTAAAAGTTCAGTAGACAAAATGATAATGTATAAACAGTTAATATATACGTATTTATAAACGCTACATCTTGCAGAATGATAGCTATAAATACTAATCTTAAAGGTGATATTACTGATAGAGAAACAAATTATATATAAAATATGTAGTTTAGCCTTTAAATATAACACTAAACTTATAAAATTATATAGTTCATGAATGAACCAGTTACATTGGAAAAATGGGGGTCATTTATGATACATGAAAGGTGATGTAAAATGAAAAGAATCATTTATACTGATAAAAATAGAGAAATAATAGGTAATATATGTAAAAAAACAGCAGAAAATAGAATTTTATATATATACATAAGACAGGATAATGGAATTATTGTTAAGAGACCATATGAAAAATACAAAATTGAAGAAATCAATTAAAAAAACAATAAGTGAGGATCTACTATGGAAATAATTTTAAAAAATGGAGACTGTTTAGAGTTAATTAAAGACATACCTGATAAATCAATAGATTGTATTATAACTAGTCCGCCTTATTGGAAAGGTTTTGAATATGAAGCGTATTTTAATTCATATAAACAATATTTAGATTGGTGTGAAATATGGTTAAAAGAATGCAAACGTGTTTTAAAAGATGACGGTACATTTTATTTGAACGTGATAAATGATAGTGAAATAACGATCAGAGCATTTGAAATAATGGAATTAGCAACAAGAAAAATAATGTTTAAATTGCACGATACAATTATTTGGTATAGATATAACCAACAACCAGCAAATACAGACAGGCAATTAACTAACCAGTGTGAATATATTTTTATGTTAAAACATACTTCTGCAGGCGTAAGGTTGCATAAACAAGAATTATATTCAAGATTTCCAGAATTGTTTAAAACGAAAAATGTAGGAAATGTATGGGAAATTCCATTTAATCGTGGAAAGCAATCAAATAAAAGTTTTGGAAGAAAAGAAACAAAGTCTAAATGGGGACATAGTGGGTTTCCTTTAGAATTGCCAGAAGCTTGCATATTATTGTCTACGAAAGAAAATGATACAATATTGGATTTGTTTATGGGTTCAGGTACAACAGGTGTTGCTTGTAAAGAGTTAAATAGAAATTTTATAGGAATAGAACTGAATAAAAACTATTTTGAAATTGCTAAAAGCCGTATAGAAAATATTTCAAATAGTAACTAAAAAGGAGAAATAAGAATATGAAAAGAGCACCAAAAGTATTAATGAGAATGAGATTATCTTGTTGTTGGGGAGATAATTTTGATGAAAAAGAATTAAATGAGGTTGTAGATTATATTGATGATTTAGAACAACAAGTCAAAAAGCAAAAAAAGTGATTGATAAAGCAATAAAATTTATTAATAGTATTGATTTATATAGTCATGAATATGCTTTAGACAGTATAGAAATAAATGAATTATTAGATATATTAGAAGAGGTGTCAGAATGAATAAAGAATATAAACCAATAACTAATTTATGGAAAGACTCTGAAGGTTATAGATATTTTGGCACTTTAAAATTATCATCAAAGATTAAATATGATAGTGATGACTTTATACCATTATGGGAATGGGTTGAACAATTACAACAAGAAAACAAAAGATTAAAAGAAAATGCAGAAAACAATGACAAAGTAGTAGATAAAGTTAATTGGGAAAATCAGTTGTTAAAAAAAGAAAACAAACAACTAAAAAATAATTGGAATAAATTAAAAGAATATCTTAAATCTTATATAAAATTAATGAATGACAATCCTGATATTATAGAACAAGGACAAATAGATATACTTTACGAAGTTAAAGATAGAATGCAAGAACTAGAACAAGGAAGTGATGAGTAAATGATAAGTGGTGCAAGTGAAGAAGAATTAGAATTAGCAAATGTTATAGCAGATAAATTATTATTGCAAAAAGAAAATCAAGAATTAAAGAAACAACTTGAAGAATACAAAGAACAAGTGAATAAGGGATTATACAATACTTGTTTACCATACACAACTGGTTATAATAAAGCAATAAAAGATAAAGAAACTCAACAAAAAGAGTTTATAAAGTATTTAGAAGATGAAATAAAAGAATTACAAAAAATTAAAGAAACAGAATTAGATTATGACATTCTAAAAGATGTAAATTCTCAACTTTTAGTTTTAAAAGAAATTTTACAAAAATATAAAGAAATAATAGGAGAATAGGACTAAATGGCACAAGGATTTTTGGCTGATGAAAATGGTGTTATTCTTCAAAAATTAGAAAATATTGACCGAGTAATATGTCTTGATGATGGTGATCGTATTCTTCGTAAAGGTACATTAGAATATCTAAATGATACTACCAACATAAAGTACCATTTTATCAAAATCAATCCTAAAATATTTGATAAATATTGTAAAAAATATTCAATACTTCCTTATTTAACTTGCCATATTGGTTATATGGACAATATATGTTGTTATGACAATGGCAAAATCATTCAGTTAAAAGATTTATCAAAGGTATGTGAAGTTAGTGAAACTACAATTAAAAGACAATTAAAAGGTTTGATAGCAGATGATATTATTCATAAAGTGCCATATAAGAAAAATCAAAAATGTTTAATGATGAATCCGTGGTTATGTTGTAGAGGTAAAAGAATATATTTATCAACTTATAATGAATTTAAATTATCGGCTTTGAGAAGTGAGGTGGAAGAATGAAATTATTTAGTAAAAAAAATGAATTAGTCGTAAGAAATAGCGAAATTCAACCAATACAAGTTAGAGATTTAAAAGAATATCTTGTAAAAGATTTTGAACAGATAAAAACAAGTGAGCAAATTATAGAAAACTTAAAATCTCAAATAGAAGAACTTAACAAAATAAAAATTAAGTACGATGCTACTCTAATTACATTGGAAGAATTTGATGTTAGAGTTTTAAGAGAAAAAGATAAAAACGTTAGATTAGAACAACAAATAAAAGTAAAGAATGAAGAAATTGCTAAACTTAATGAAGAAAAAAATAATTGCCTAATTAGAGAAAGAATTGCTAATGATAAAATTGAAAATACCAAAGATTTTATTATCTCGGAGTTTAAAGAACAAATAAAACAAGTAATAAATGTACAAAAAGGAACACTTAGTAAGAAAAAAGTAATTGATTTAATTGATGGTGAGATTGATGAATAAAGATAATATAAAAGACAACATGTATGCCTTATATGACGTATACAACCAATATAAATTATTATATAACTTTTATCAAAAATATAAATCAATCAAAAATGAAGAAGATATTCGAGAGAGAATAGAATATTTAAGAAAAAATCCAAAATGTTCAATGCGAGATGAAGTTAGTACTTTATTATGGGTTATTGGGGAGATTAATGAATAAATTAACTATCAAACAAAAAATGTTATTGGAAGCAATTGAGTGGTTTATTAATGAATATGGATATAGTCCTACAAATCGTGAACTTGCCAATATATTAAAATGTGATGTTAACACAGTATTTAAGAAATTGCTTATTTTAGAAGATAAAGGATATATAAAAACTCAAAATGGACGAGCTAGGACAATTCAAATAATAAAGAAGGTGGAAGAATGAAACTTAGAACGCTTAAAAGAAACATCAAATATTGGTTTCAAAGAAGGACACGAGGTTGGTCTGATGACGAAACTTGGAATCTTGATTGTGAATTTATAAAATGGGTAAATAGTAGATTTAAAAAATATAAAGAAAAGGCAAGTAAAATAGTTGATTTAGAATCCCATAGATTTGAATATGAGGGTAAAGAATATACACAACTAGAATTGATAGATGAAATAATAAAATTATCTAATGAGTATATTGATGCAGGCTTACTATCAGAAGATAAATTGAATTCAATCAAGGACGAAATATTTGACATTTTTAAATTAATATTTTGGACAATGTGGTGGTAAACAATGATAAATGTATCTGATTATATACAAATGATTCTTCATAAGAAAAAATGGACTAATGCTAAATTATGCCAAGAATTAAACAAAATAGAAGAACAACTAGGTGAAAGTAGGACAACCCCTCAAAACGTAAGCAATTATCTTCATGGTCAGTGGCCATTTAGAAGTAAAATTCTTGTTAAATATGAAAAAGCATTAGGACTACAACCAAATACACTTGTATCAATGGTTGTACCACCAACAACAAAAGAAGGACAAAAAGAATTAAAAGAAATAATAAAAAAAGTAGGTGAAATTAAATGATAAAAAAAGAAATTTATCCCAAGACAAAAAGAGTTAGCTGTAAAGGTGATAAAGTTTATCTTACTGAAAAGATAGATGGTAGTAATTTAGTATTTTTTAAGAAATATGACAAATTATACTTTGCACAAAGGAATAATATTATTTGCATTGATGAAATTGAAGAACAAAAAGGAATGTTATATAAAGGATTGTATCAATGGCTATTAGACAATAAAGATATATTAAAAACTGAGTTACATAATAATAGTGCAATTTGTGGCGAATGGATAGGAATGGGTTGCCTAAAATATAATGTTGATGAATTTGATAAAAGATGGTATATGTTTGCAAAAGCAAATATAGATGATGATTATAATTTATATAATTTAATTTATGATCATGAATTATTCATATATTCGTTTGTAAGCCAAGAAATACCTAATTTTATTGGAATAGTGCCAGAAGTAGCTGAATTAGTTAATTTGCCAAATAAAGAGCAATTAGATAGCATTTATGAAAAGTATACAAATATAGTAAATAGAAATGTAGAAGGTTTTGTAATTAATTATAAAAATATAATAAGCAAATATGTAAGAATGAAAAATGGTCAATTAAAAGAACATTTTGATAGGGGTGAATAGATGAAATATTTATTAATTGGATTAGGAACGATATTAACGATTGCCTTTGTATTAAGTTTATCAGCCCTTATATTTTGGGGATTAGGTAATCTAATAATATGGGCATTTGGTATTAAATTTGCATGGACATTTTGGCATGGATTAGTATGTGCATTAGTGTTCGTTTTATTGAAAGAAATATTTGGTGGTAAATAATGGGTTTGTTATATAGTAATTATGAATGTAACCCAGTAACTAACAATACATTAAAGATAAATGCTTGTAGTGGTGGAATATATAAAACATATAAAGAAAGTTGGTTTACTAGATTTCATTTGAAAAGTGATTTAGCTGAGAAGCTGTTTAAACCATATGATAATGAAATAAAAACATCAAGAGATACATTGATAGATGGTTATTGTGGTTATTGTACAAAAGAACATAAAGAACCAGTTATTGTTCTTCAAATGATTATATGTGGTGATATGGAAGTAATCGCAGAAATAATAAGAGAAAAAGATTTTAATAAATATTTTGAAATAGAGGAAGAAGGAATAGAAAATGAATAATATGTTAATTATAAGTCAAGATGAAAAATTTACAGGAATGGTGAAATTTTTAGGAATTGGTCAAAGAAATCCTAAAACAGTTATAGGTGATGAATTAAAATCACTATTAGAAGAAAAGAAAATGACAAGTGATGAACTTATCACTTTAGTAGGTAACAGTTATAGAGATAATATTAAAAGAGTATTAGAGAATCAAGAACAACCTAAACCAAAATTAGTAGAATTAATTACAACTAAATTAGGTGTTGATAAGGACTATTTTGAAGATAAAGAACTAGAAAATGTAATTGTTACTGATAACAATATTGTAGTAGCAAAATATCCTACAAACAAAAGAACATTAGAAGTTAAAAAAGAATTAGACATATATATTACTGAGTGTGTAAAAAAAGGCATTAATATGGTCATAGAAATGCCAAAGGAATAGAGGTGTAAAAATGAGTAATGATAAATTTTTAGAACTATGTAAAAAAACAATTGTTGATTATTTTAATAATAGAGTTGAAATAACTGATAACATGAAAATAACTGAAAATAATGTATTTATTGTTTGGAGTTGTAAAACGCTTCAAAATAATAAAGCATTAGTAAGTACTAATATAAGCGATGGCATGTATTATGAATTAACTTATAATGGTGATAAAAAAGAATTATATTTAGATGCATATAAAAAATGGGAAAACAAATGCATTGAAATAAAAGATTAGTATAAAATAGTGTAGCACTCTCTAGGGAAATATAAAGAGAGAGTGATTAGATGATAAAAGTTGGAGATAAAATCCAAATAAAAAAACAAGAAACAACACTTGAAAGCACTTTTACAGATATATTAAATGTTCTTAAATCATCAAAAATGAAAGAACACGATAAATTAGATTGGTGTAATAGTGCTTTGAGTATTCTTGAAGAAATGTATAAACAAGATGAATTAGGTAGTGTAAAAGTAGCAAAGACTAAACTAATTCCAATATTACATAAATTAATTGAAGGGAGCAAAATTGAAAATATGGCTCTCTTTTTTGATTATTATAAAAGAGCCTATTGTTTTTGCGCAAGAAGAGATTTTGAATGCTTTGTTGATTATATTGAATGGAATATGCCACGAAAGGTATTAGCAAATCGTAGAAACGTACTAAAACCATATGTGGATGCTTTAAATAGAATAGCATTTGATGATAGATTACAATATCTAGTAGTATCTTATCCACCATCAATGGGTAAATCTTATTTAGCAACATTATTTACTGCTTGGGGTTATGGTATAAGTATTAATAATTCTGTAATAAGAATGTCTTATTCTGATGAATTAGTTTTAGGTTTTAGTAGAACTGTTAAGGGAATAATATCTAGCCCTGAATTTGCTGAAATATTTCCTTTGTTCAAATTATATAATGGAAAGCCATTTGAGGTAGAAAGAGAATCAGACTGGAAGATAAAAAATGCTAATGTTCCTAAATCAAATCATATAGCAAGAACTCGTAATGGTTCAACTACTGGAGAAAGAGCTTCATTTGCAATCATATTTGATGATATGACAAAGGGAGCAGAAGAAGCAAATAGTGAAAGTGTTCATAGAGGAATATATGATAAGTGGAATACTGAATGGTGGAATAGACGTGATGGTGTAAGGTGTAAATTTATATTTGTTGGTACTCAGTGGACACCGGAAGACATTTTAAATAGAATAATTGAAGATAGAAATAAAATATCAACATTACAATCAACTGACAATCCTTATGTTATGGAAAGTGAAGATAAATCAACGATAGTTATTCGTGTACCAATGCTTGATGAAAATCATAAAACAACTTGTAGTGAAGTGTATCCACAACAAATAGCAGAACAAATTGAACAAAATACAGATCCATTTTTATTTAGTTGTGTATATCAACAAAATCCTATTGCACCTACAGGAAGAGAATTTGCATGGGAATGTATTAGAACATATATAAACGAAGAACTATTAAATGTAAATTTAACACCAAATTCAATGGCAACATTAGATACGGCTCGTAAAGGGAAAGACAATGTATCTATGCCAATATTTAAGAATGACAATAATGGTAATCATTATTTAATTGATGCCATTTATAAACAAAAACCAATGGATGATTTATATGGTGAAATAATTGAAAAAATAATTGAGCATAGAATTACAACATTAGTGATTGAAAATAACATTGATACTTCATTAAAACGACTATTAGAAGATAGACTACATATTAGAGGTATATATTGGTGTATTATTATTGAAAAATATAATACTGTTAAAAAAGAAGAAAGAATAAAGAATAATCGTGGTATTGTTCAAAAACAAATTATATTTCCTGATAAATCGATTGTTAGACCAAATACCGATATTGGTAGAATGATGGATAATATAACTAAATATTCTTTTGATAAACCAAATGTGCATGATGATGGTATTGATTCAGTATGTATGTATGCAAGTGAAATTATTTTTGGCAAAGGAACTTTATCTAAACCAGTTGCTATAAGACGACCTTTTTGACAAATAAGTCCAATTTATGTTGGACTTTTATACTTCATAACTAACAATTTTTTTATTAATAATGTATAAATGTAGCGAACGACCTAGTTTTTCCCTTCATTGGTCGTTTAGTGCTACACGGGAGCATAACCGTAAGAATCTAATTTTTATTGTTGTGTTCCCTTATTTTATATTTTGGGAATACCAAAGTATGAAAGATGGTGAATTAATGGAAAAAGAAGAAGCAAAAACAACTGAAACACCAGTTGATAATAATACAAATGCACAAATACCTACTGATAAACCAGTAATACCAGTTCAAGATGAGGTTAGGTTATTTGGTAGACATATAATTTATGCAGATTATGAACCAGAAGAAATGAATGAACAAACAATATCTCAGATATTAAATGATGTATTTAGTGTTCATTTACAAAATTCAAGGGAAATTAACTATTTAGAAAATTATTATAAAGGTTTTCAACCAATTTTAGATAAAGTTAAAGAAGTGAGACCAACTATAAATAACAAAGTAGTAGAAAATAATGCTTATTTTATGGTTGAATTTAAAAAGTCATTTGTTTTTGGTAAGCCAATACAGTATGTACAACGAGGTGATATTGCTAATGAAGAAGTAGGGGCATTGAACAGCTATATGTTAGCAGAGGACAAATATCCAAAAGATACTGAATTAGCAGAAGACCTATATATATCAGGAATAGGACACAGATTAGTTCTTCCGGATATAAATGAAGATAGCCCTTTTATGATAGAAAATCTTGATAGCAAAACAACATTTTGTGTTTATTCTAGTAGATTACCTCATAAGAAACTATTTGGTTGTACTTATACGAGAGGTGTTAAGGATTACACGATAAAAGGTAGTGTATATACGAAAAATGCTTATTATGAAATGACTAGTCCGAGTGTTGCATCAGCATTTGAGGTTAAACTTATAAAACCTACTATATTAAATGAAATTCCTATATTTGAATATTACTTAAATAAATCAAGAATAGGAATTATCGAAATAGTTATGGATATATTAAATAACTTAAATAGAATTACATCCGATGAAATGGACGGATTAGAACAATTTATACAAAGCTTGCTTGTATTTGTTAATCAAGACATTGATAGAGAAGATTATGAAGGATTACTTGATTTAGGAGCAATTAAAATTGCAACATCAGACCCAAGTAGACCAGCAGATTTAAAATTAATATCAAATGAAATAAAACATGACAATACAAAAGTATTACACGATAGATTATTCAATACAGCTTTAAATATTGTAGGTATTCCTAAAAATAGTGATAAAGCAAGTGGTGGAGATACAGGGCAAGCTAGATATTTAGGTGAAGGTTGGACAATGGCTGACGCAAGAGCAGATGGCGATGAAATGGAATTTAAAAGATGCTCTAAACCAGAACTTAAATTAATTTTAAGAATATGCAGACTTGCTCCAAATAGTCAAATCAAAACATTAACATTAAAAGATATAGATCAAAAATTTACAAGAAATAAATCAGATAATTTCTTAGTTAAATCACAAGGTATGATGAATCAAATTCAAAGCGGTATATCACCAGATGTTGCTATGACAACAAGTGGATTATATAGTGATCCAAATGAAACATTTAATAAATCAATGGAATTCTATGGTGGTATAGAAAATTGGATTAAATTATTTGTTGGACAAGCGAATAAGCAAATAAAACAAAATAATGAGAATAGCGATGGAAGTCTTAATAAGACGACATCTGCCTCAAAGGATGAGTCTGGAGAGGTTAATAAATAGGCATTATAAGAAACTTTGAGGGAAGTACAACTTCTATAAAGCCTTATAAGTAAGCCCAAGCCAAAGAAACTTTAGAAGCCTTTGGAATTTTGCCGAAATAGCTCAATTGGTAGAGCAACTGTTTTGTAAGCAGTAGGTTGTGAGTTCAAGTCTTACTTTCGGCACCATGTTAGTTGTTAGTTAGATAGATAGTAGGTAGATAAAATGATAGTTAAAAATCAACAATTTAAAGACAAAGTAGTTGGAGTATGGGAAGAACAAATATATTCCAATGTTGAGAGAGTTTATAGAATAAAAGATAAAGCAGATGATGAATTTATTCAATTAAAAATAAAAGGTCAAGAGTTGTTAGAACTCATTCCTGTAACTTATACAGATGAAAATGGAAATCATCCTTCAATAACTGGTGCTATGTGGTTAATGAACGATGAAGGAAAAACAATAGAGAGATTAGTTTAAATTTAATTGACTAACAACTTTATATTTCGATGATGTAACGGTAGCATAACAGTCCCCAAAACTGTTTGTCTAGGTTCAAATCCTAGTCGATTTGCCATCCGGTATTGATGTAATTGGTAGCATAAGTGCCTTCCAAGCATTTTGTATCAGTTCAAATCTGATATACCGGTCCATATTGGGAAGTAATTCAATTTGGTAGAAGCCTTGATTTGGATTCAAGAGGTTGCAGGTTCGAATCCTGTCTTCCCAACCATTTAGTATACGAACTGATTTATCAGTTTATATAAATTTGCTTATTGTAGAGAGCACAAATCTACAACACTCAATTGATGAGATGTGACATCCATAAAAACATAAGAGTGGGAAAGGTATAGAAATGAAAGAAGAAATCGAAAAAGTATTAAGTGATGAAACACTTACAACTAATGAAGAAAGAGTTGATGCTATTGCGAAAAGTTTAGCAACATTAATGATTCCAAAAGATAAATATAATGATTTAAATGCTAAGTATAAAGCAGTAGAAAGTAATTATACTACTTTATCAACTGAATATGATGATTTCAAAAAATCAAAAATGACTGACGATGAAAAAAGAGAAGCAGAGTTAAAACAATTAGAAGTAGATAAAAAAGCAAACGCACTTAAAACAAGTGAATTAGCAGTAAAAGGTTTATTCTTAGATAACGGAATTAAAATTACTAATGAAGATACTGAATTAAAAGAAACTTTACAAAATATTATAAGTGAAGATTGTGATAAATCAGTAAAATTAGCAAATAATTTTATTACATTGTTAAATAAAACAAAAGAACAGACTAAAAACGAAACTACTACTGAATTGTTAAATGGTACACCAAAACCAGTGGGTGGTACTCAAAGTGCTAATCCTGTTGATAAAGTTGCTGAATTAAAAAAAGAGTTAGATGAAGCAATAAAAAACAAGGATATTTTAAAACAAACTCAATTAACTACTCAAATTTTCATGGCAGAACAAGAAAAATCAAAACTAATGAAATAATGATGTAGCACTCGTTTAGAAAAAAAGGGAATAGAAATTTTAAACGAGGTGAAGAAAAATGACAGGTGCTGAAACAGTACAAAGTTTTAATGTTCCTAATTATTCAGGACTATTATATAACAAAGCAAATACAAAAACTCCATTTTTAAATATGATTAGTGGTGGGGTTAAATATACAAATTCAGTTGAATTCGTATGCGGACAATTTTATACAAGTGAAGAAGGAGAAATTCCAGAAATAAGTGAAACAGCTTCATTAACTGCTCCAACTGCATCATTTGTTAAGAGAAGTCAAATGAGTAATGTTACTCAAATATTTATGGATTCTGTTGCAATTTCATATGCAAAACAATCAAATATGGCTACATTAAGTGGTGTTAATTTAGCTGGGCAACAAGCAAACCCACAAGATGAGTTATCATTCCAAGTTGCTAGAAAAATGGAAAAATTAAAAAGAAGTATTGAAAAAACATTTATTCAAGGTACTTATAACAAAGCAACAAAAGATACAGAAGTTAATAAAACAAGAGGTATGGTATCTGCTATAAATACAAATACAATTGATGCTAAAAGTGCAAAATTAGATTTATGGTTAGTAAATGAAATTGTTGAAAAAATTTACAATGCAGGTGGAGATATTTCTAACTTAGTATTATTAATGAATTCAACAAACTTACTACAATTACATGGTGATGCTGTTGAATTAGGTATGCCAATTGGTAAAGAATACATGAGTGCTTATGGTATTCAAGTAAGAGATTTAATTTTACCAGTAGGAACAACAGTAAGATGTGCTTTAGGTGAATTTATTCCAGCAGGTACAGTATTAGTTATTAATCCATCAGTAATTGGACCAGTTGAACAACCAGTTCCAGGTAAAGGTAATTTCTTCTTAGAAGAATTAGCAAAAACAGGAGCAGGAACTAAATATCAATTATTTGGTCAAATTGGATTAGATCATGGTCCAGAATGGTTCCACGGAAAGATTACAGGATTATCTACTGAATTTACTAAACCAGTTGGTAAAAAAGTAGTAACTGTAACAGAAACAGCAACAGCTTCAACAACAACTGGAAAATAAAAATATAACTAAGTAAGGAAGTGTATTTATGAGTCAAGAAGAACAATTAAAGAAAATGCGACTAGAAATCTTAGGCGATGTAGCCAATCAGTCAAAGGACGAAGAGTTTAAATCAAAACTAGATGACGCAGAAATTGTGGCTCTAAATACACTTTATCCTTATGATTTAACAAAAACAACAATAGATGCTAAAAATAACAAGCGATTAGCAAATTGGCAAGCAAGATGTGCTATTGAATTATACAAAGCTATGGAAAGAGTTGGATATCAATCTTACAGTGAAAATGGATTGTCAGTTCAATTTTTAACATCGCTATTATCAAACGATTTGTTAGGAGAACTAGTTCCAAAGGCAGGTATTCCTAAATGATAAGTGTGAAAGCTAATCCTAAAGAGTGGGTTAAAGATGTTTATATAGCAAGTAAAGTTGGTACACAACCAGACATTGAAGGTAATGAAATTAATGTATATGAAAAACCAAATAGTGAACCATATAAATTTAATTATCAACCAGTTAATACCGATGCCGATATTGCAGAGTTTGGAGAAAAAGCAAGTATTATGAAAAAAGCAGTTATCCCTATATCATATCAAGGCCAATTTAAAGAATTTGATGTGGCTTATCTTGATGGTGTTACACCAGAAGGAGAAGAAGAACATGGAGATAATGCTAACTATAGATTATTACCACCAAGAGATGGTAATTCAGTTATAATTATATATTTTGAAAAACTTACAGGAAAGTAGGTGTAATTATGTACAAATTTACAAATGGAATAGTAGTTTTTGATGAAAAAACAAGAGATGAATTTATTAAAGCAGGTTATAAATTAGTTGCAACAGGTGGAATTATTGATAATAAATTATTATATTTTTCCGATGAAGATAACAAATCTGCAGAAAAAGCAATAAAAAAATTATCTGTAGATAAAAAAGAAAATTTTTATGATTATTACGAGGTAGAAGATGAAAACACTTCTAACGATGGAACTATCGAAGAAAAGCCTAGAGGAAGCAAAAAAGTTTTTAAATAAATATCAAGAAGCCTATTCAAAAGGTATTGATAACGCCGTTAAATATGCCACAGAAATGATGTATAACAAAGTATTAGAGTATTGCTATGCGAATGGTATTTCTAATCATACAAGCCAAATACAGTGGCAATATGACGATAATGCAAAGAGTGGTAGAGTATGGACTAATGATATGGTAATTATCTTTAATGAAATGGGTACAGGGATTGTAGGTTCTAACAATCCACATCCTAATCCAGATGGACCTTTTAAATCATGGAAATATGATGTTAATGAACATGGTGAAAAAGGTTGGAAGTATCCTAAAGAAGATGGAACTTATGGTTGGACTAGAGGTTTACCAAGTAGGCATATGTTCTATAGTGCATTTCAAGATATTAAAAATGAAATAGGAAACATAGTTGACATTGAAATAAGAAAGACAGTAGGTGATTTATATTGATAGTTGAAAATATATTTGAAAATAAAATCTTTCCAGAATTAAAAAAATATGTTGAAGAAAAGTCAATATATAAACCAACAGTTACAAAAGCAATGCCACAACAAAGCAAAGTATTTCCTATAGTACCAGTTAAATTACTCCCAGTAACTAATAAATATAATAATTTGAGTTATGGTGAAGAAACTTATACATTTGGTATTGAAATAAATGTTTATTCGATGGCAAGTGGAAAAACATCAAAAAGGACTATCTGTAATGAAGTTACTAAACATGTAGTTGATTATTTTAAAAATAATTATCATGTGACTACTAAAACAGAATTAGATGCAATAAACACTGATTCTGATGTACATAGAAATATTATAAAGATAACTGGAAAATTAGATACAAAATATGGATTAGATAATTTAGTTATTTATCCAAATTAAACGAATGTAGCACTTCAATTTGTAAGGGAAATTACAATGAGAGGTGAATAAATAATGTTAGATTTAGGTATTGAAATCAGAATAAAAGAAACAGCTGAAGCAAAATTCCCAAGAGAAAAATTAGTAGCAGTTAAAGGTGCTCCAGCAACTGGACAAGCAGGTGGAACAGTTGAAATAACAACTTCAAGTGATCCATCAAAAGTATATATTCCAGATAGACCTGATACTGGAAATATGGACTTTACTTATAACTATAGTGAAGAAAACGTAACTGCTGTAAAAACAGTATGTGATAACACAGCAAAAGATATTTTAATTAAATATCCAGATGGAACAGGTGCCTTATATACAGGTATTTGTCAAACATGGAAAAATGAAGTATCAGTTGGTGGAATAATTGAATGTACATTACATACAGTTCCAAGTACACAAATTGTTGATAAGTCATCAACAGAAGTTACAGCATTAATAGAAACTGCATAGTTAAAGAAAGTGGGGAAAAACAATGAGAAAATTAAAATTAAAAATAAATGATAAAGATTATACTTTAGAAATGACTAGAGATAGTATTAAATGGCTTGAAGCTATGGGATTTAGTATTGAAGAGTTTGATAGAAAACCAATTACATTTTATGATTTAATATGGACAAGTTTGTTTATTGCTAATCATAAAGATGTAAATCCAAATTTGGCACTTAAGTTAATGGATACATATCAACAAAGTGGTAAAAAAACAGCAAAAGTTGTTAAATTTGGAATTGAGGAATACCAAGCTTTTATGCGTGCCCTAGCCGATATAGACTCGAAGGAGAACGACGAGGAACTAGAGATAATCGAGGCGTAGATAACGATATAGAAGAAGAAAAAGGCAAAAAATATAAGAACTTGACAGATTGGTTTTATGATTTGTTGCCTATGGCAATAACATACGGTATGTCTGTGAAAGAGTTTTGGGAAGATGACCCAGACCTATTCTGGGCATACCGTTTTTCTTATTTTGAAAAGATAAAAACTGAACAAGAAATATTTAATAATAATGCGTGGCTACAAGGAGCATACTTTCATGAAGCTATAACAGTTGCTTTATGTAATGCTTTCAGCAAACAAAAAGTTAAATATTCTGAAAAACCATACGGCTTTGAAGAAAGGGCAGAAGCTACTGAAGAGCAAAAGAAAAAACGAATAGAAATGAATGTTGCAGATGTAAAGGCAAGAATTGCTCAAGTAAATGCAATAAGAAAAAATAGCACTACCAAAAAGGGAACAACCGAAGAGGTAGGTGAAAAAATAAATGGATAATTCACAAACATTAGAATTACAAATTAAATCAAAAGCACAAGAAGCAAAAGCAAGTGTTGAAAGTTTAGTAAAAAGTTTAACTAATGTTGAGAATGTATTAACAAATATATATTTAGAGTTAGGTAGTATTGAAAAAAAAGCAGAATCGAGCATAAATAAAGCGACAACAAATGCTACTAAAAATGTTAATCAATTAAAACAATCAACAGATAAAGCAACTAGTAGTGCTGATAAACTTGGAAATGCTTTTAAAAAAATTTTTACATTCGCAGGCGTTAAAAGATTAACAACAACTGCATTAGGTTGGATGAATGAAGCGGTCGATTATACAGAACAGTTAAACTTATTTAATGTTGTGTTTGATAATACTGAAAAAAATGGAAAACAGATGTTTTCTGAATTAGGTAAATCTGCTTTACAATTTCAATATAAAATGAATGAAGCATTCGGAACTAATAAAACACAAACATTATATATGCAAGGTATATTTGAATCAATGGGTGAAACTGTCGGTATAGAAGATAAGTATTCATCTATAATGTCTGAGACGATGACTAAATTAACTTATGATTTAGCATCTTTATATAACAAAACAGAAAAAACAACAGCAGAGGCAATTAGAGCAGGTGTATATGCTGGGCAAACAAAACCTTTAGTAATATAGAGGCTCTTATAAGAAATTATAAGATAAACAGTTGGAGAACTCAAACAAAAGAGGTGTGGATTATAAATAATCTGCTAACGGTAAAAATCTAAATTTATATAAAAATGTCAGTGAAAATTCAGTAAATTATTTGATACATTTAACTTGGTGAAAATAATGATAGGAATAGTATATAGCTATGAACATAATGGAAAATTTTATGTCGGAAAAACATATAAAGAGAAAAAAAGAAAATATCAACACAAACATGATGCATTGGTAAAAAAAGTTAATACCCCATTTGCTAATACAATCAGAAAATATGGTTGGGATGAAATAAGTAAAACATACAAAATTATTGAAAAATATGAAATGGAAAATAAGCAAGAATTAAATAAAATTATTGTTGAAAGAGAAACATTTTGGATAAAACAACTCAATAGTATTGTGCCAAATGGATATAACGTTCATGAAAGTAATCATAAAATGATTCCATTTTTAACAAATAAAGAGGAAAGATATAGAAAAACTTCTGAAAGTTTAAAAGGTAAATATATGAATCAAGAATATTCTTCTAAACCTATAATTTGTATTGAAACGGGTATAGAATATCCATCAATTTCAGAATGTGAAAGACAAATGGGATTTAAATATAATACGATTGGTGGTGTACTAAGGGGAAAAATTAGCAATCATCAAGGATATACTTTTAAATATAAAAATCAGGAAACAAAATTGAAAAAATCTATTCAAAGAAATAAACCGGTTATATGTATAGAATTAAATAAAGAATTTAGAACCACTCGTGAAGCAAGTATTTGGTTATGTGGTAAAGAGACAAAATATACAAACATTCAGGCTTCAATAAAGCATGGATGGGCATGCAGTGGATTTCATTGGAAATATAAACAAGACAATACCGTGCCGAGTCAATAAAAAATTATTGGAAGGTGTATCGACTATTCCGAAAGGAAGTAGGGTGGAGATTAGTACCACTCGAAGTACCAACTACCTAAACGAATAATGTCGTAGGTAAAGAGATAGTCAACTCCCCTAATAAATATCGGGAAACCGAGGGTATAAAGGTAAGAAGCTACGGAATCGATGTTACGATGAGCAGTTTACAACCAGTAGCTGAATCATTAGGAATAACAGAATCCGTAAAAAATATGTCTCAAGCAGAAAAAGAGATACTTAGATATATAGCTACATTAAAACAAGCAAACATAGCAATGGGAGACCTTGCTAATACAATCGAATCGCCAAGTAACCAATTAAAAGTATTTAGACAACAATTAATTGAAACAAAAACAGCTTTTTCGAGTTTATTTATTGGTGCATTATCTAATATATTACCATATGCAAATGCAATATTAATGGTAATTAAAGAAATATCAAAAGCAATAGCAGATATGTTTGGTATTGAGTTAAGTGATTATAATGCGGGACTAGCAAGTCAAGAAGGCATATATGACGGAATTGCTGATAGTGCTGATGATGCCAGTAAAGCAGTAAAAGAATTAAAAAGACAAACATTAGGATTTGATGAAATTCACAATATCAATGAAAATAACAATAGTGGTAGTGGTACATCTGTAAGTGGTGGAATAGACCAACGATTATTAGATGCTATAACAGGTTATGACAATGGTATGGATAAAGTAAGAATGAAAGCCACAGAAATTAGAGATAGAATAATGGAATGGTTAGGGTTTACAAAAGAAATAGATCCATTGACTGGAGAGGTTAATTTTAAATTAAAAGATGGTGAAACAAGATTCAAAAAAATAATGGATTTTGCAAAAAAAATAAAAGATGTTGTAACATTTGCTTTAGATCATGCAGATACAATAATAAAAACAATTATAGGCTATAAATTGATAAAGAAACTTGGAGAAATATTTACTAATTTAAAAAATATTAAAAATGTGATAAAAACAATAGCTGGAACAAATTTTGGGAAATTGGGTATTGCCGTAGCAGGAGGTTTGGGATTAGCTGAATTAGTATCAAAAACTGATTGGTACAAACAATTTACCGATGGTAAAGATTTATTTGAATCATGGGATTATATATTCTCAACAGCAAGTCAAGTTGACGCTCAAAATAAAGCAAATCTTGAAAGTTTAGGCTTAAATTATATGAAACAAATTGCAATGTATGAAAAAGCTTTAAAAGATGGAAATACAGAACTTGCCAATATGATACATAATAGCATAAAAGATTATAAAAATATTTTTAGCGATGAAGAGTTGAAAGTGATTATCAAAGCTTACCAAGAAAACAAAGACTTAGTCAATCAAATGGTATTTGGTGAAAGTTTATTTAGCGATAAAGGAACAAATATCACAAGCTATACGGATGCTTTTAAAGAATATGTAGGAACAATAACAGGCAATCTTGCAAGTATAGAAAGTTATACAGAATTAATAGAAAGAAATGATACAGCATATAAAAACGCAAATGAAAGTATGGGCATATTAATTGCTCAAATGAATACTGACCAATATTCTGTGACGGCTGATGATATATCAAAAATAAATTCTTCACTTGAAACAATGAGAACAGCGTCAGAAAACAGTGGACAAGCAACAGTAGATGCAATTACAAAAATAGTTCTTAAATATAAAGAACAGGGAATAATGTCAGATGAATTAACACAACAAATTATAACAGACGCAAAAAAACAACAACTTGCTGAACAAGGATATACAGAGGACTATATTAATAAAATTGTTGATTTGGATGAAAAACTAAAACATGGAAAAATAACTCAAGAACAATATGTAAAAGAGTTAACTAATATGTACAATGAATTTAATAAGACAACAGATTTAGTTTCTAAGAAAAAAGTGATTTTTGAAAACTTGACTGATAATGTGGATCTTTCAGCACAAAGCTTTGACGAGTTAGAGAGTTCAATTAATATTGCTACAAGTACATATGAAACAGGAATGGAAGAAATAGAAAATGCATCAAAAAGCAATTTGGATGTTATAAGTGAACACGCTGAAAAAATGAAGAGGGAATATGGTGAAGAATCAGAAGAATATCAACGCGCTGCAGAAGCAATTAAAGCAGTAAATCAAAGCAAAGCATCTAGCATGAAAGAATTAAAAGATAGTTATGCAACATACCTAAATAATATTTTGACAAATTTAGTAAATTCTGGAGAAATTGCTAAAGAAGAAGGTCTTGCACTTTATAACAAAGTAAACTCTAGTTTATCAAAATTAGGTTACGGAGTAGATTCGGATGTTAGGAAAAATTTAGAAGGAGTAAAAAACGAACTAAAATTAAATGGAGTTAAACTGGGTTCAGGATTAAGCGCAGATACTACCAAAGCAACAAGTGTAGTTAATCAGTTAATAGAAAAAATACAAAAACCATTTAAAAAATTAGGTATTAATATTAATTTAAGCACACTATTCAAAAAGAATGGTGGAATATTTTCTGGTAATTCATGGAAAAATATACCTCAATATGCAAATGGTGGCGTCCCATCACATGGAACACTATTTTGGGCAGGAGAGGCTGGTGCAGAAGTAGTTGCACATGCTAATGGTAAGACAGAGGTATTAAACCAATCACAAATAGCTAGTTCTATATATAGTGCAGTATTGAGTGCAATGAGTCAGTTTGGTGGTCAATCAGTTCAAGTCGATTTATATGCTCATACAGATGAAGGTGTAATAGTTGATAAGATAAATCAAAAAACAAAACAAACTGGAGTATGCCCTATAAATATGCCAACGCATTAAAAAAAGATACTTATTTTGTATCTTTACTATAACTATATTTACAATCTAATCCTTCGTTTCTTTCGCAGATTTTCATTAAATCAAAATCAATAATGAGTTTCCTTGATGGTGGTGTAGTATCACAAAGTTCACATTCTTTCGTTTCAAACGATATGTCTTTATTGGTTATATTTAAGTTTATTATATTTTTATCAATTTTGTATGTTCCAGAATATGTATGGAACCCTTCCTCCATAGATTTTTTTTCCTCATTCCAACCATATAATCTTTTTCTGTAAGTAAACTTGTTATTTTTTTCAAATGTTAAATATTCAACATTTAAACCAATATATTCTAGTTTATCTCTAACCCATGTACCTTTTAACGCTTCAATTTCTTCCTTATTTCCACAACCACACAAACACATACAACAAGCAAGAATTAATAGTACCTTTTTCATATATACTCCTCTCTAAACTTCTGTACTAGCAAGTTAACATTATTATAACATGTGTAGCACTTTCTTTCAAAGGGAAATTGAAAGATGGTGAAATTATGATAAAAGAATTTACCGCAAATGGCTATAAATATGTACTAGCAGGTCCTGTACTAGTAGTATCGAAAGTTAAATTAAATGGTGTAGATATATCTAAATATTTATCAAACAATACAAAAATATCTTGGTATGACGTATCTAAAAATAGTGGTCGTGACGTTACTAATGCAGATGGTACTATGGTACTTAATGTAATAAATACTAAATGGAGAATTGATTTAGTAAGTAGACCACTTACAGATGATGAAATTGTTGACTTTTATGCTGAAATAATTAAAAGACCTGCACCAATAAGTGTAGACTTTCTAAACCCATTTACAAAAAAATGGCAAAATATATCTTGTTATCGTGGAGATAGACTTGCACAATCTATGCTTCCATATATAACACCAGATGGAATTATAGAATTATATAATCCTGCATCTCAAGCAGTAATAGAATTGTAGGTGGGATATGATAAGTACAAATTTTATAAATGAATGTAAAAATCGAGCAAACGCAAATCGTTTAGGTCAAATAGTAGTAGATGGTATAGATACACCAATATCACAATCAGATAATTTACAAAGTTTTGAAATAGATAGTGGTTGTTATGTAGATGGTAACATTATTGGTTCTGTATATTCAAAATGTTTAAAAGCAAAATTTGTAGCAATACAAAGCAATTTAAATGATAAATCAATATATGCCAAAATTGGCGTAAAATACGCTGATTTAAACAACGAATATATTAATGTAGGCAAATATAGAGTAGAACGCCCAAATAACGAAATAACAGCAAATATGAGTCAAATAACAGCATATTCTGATTTATATACAAATCTTGATAGCAAGTATGTATGCAATATTAATTATTCTACAGGAGATAAGACTTTATCAGACTTATATGCAGATGTGTGTACTAATTTGGGGTTAACACCAAAATCGTTAGAATTTATTAATAGTACAATTCCTATTGTTGCAAATCCATTCACAAATGGAGAAAAGAATAGAACAGTATTGCAAACTATTGCAAAAATATCTTGTTCATTTGTTGATATAGATAATGATACAAATGAAATTGATTTATGTTGGTTAAGTCAAAATGAAGAACCTGATTATATTTTTTATAAAAGTGATTATAGCAGTGTTGAAGGTGGAGAGGTTATATGTGGACCCATTAATTGTTTGATTATTAAAAATAGTCAAATTGATGATGAAAATGTAACAATTAAAGACGAAGAAAGTATCAAATTAAATGGTGAACATTCAATAACTATTAGCGATGATTATATATTGCATAATGCCGAATTAAGACAACAGGCGATTGATTCTATTTGGAGCAGAGTTAAAGGCATGAAATATGTAGACTGCAAATTAACAACATATTATGGAAAACCATTTTTAAAACTTGGAAATAAAATAAGAATCTATATAAGTGATACAGAATATTTTGACACTTATGTGTTAAAACATAATTTTACTTATGATGGAACTTTTTCAAGTGTTATTCAAAGCCCTGCTTTAACAGAACAAGAAATCAAAAATAAACAAGATATTAGTTTAGCTGAAGCATTGGCCAATGTGCAGATTGATGTTAACAAACAAGAAAAACAAATAACAGCTTTAATTGAAACTAACAGTTTAACGCAAACAAAAACTGGAGTTAATTATGTTGAAACTGAAAATTCGTATGAAAATGGATTAACAAAATTGAAATTTTACGGAGATATTCATTATTTATTTCCATCCGAAGAACAATTGGGACAACAAAGTTCAAAATGTGGAATATCTAAAAGTGGTGTTTCAAAAGCTCAAAGTTTCATTGAAAATACTGAAGGATTATATCCATCAGAAGATTTATACCTTGTGGATAGTTATTTAATTATCGAGGGTGAAGGCGAAACAAAAAAGATTCAATTACCATATTTCGAATTAAATTATACTGAAAACATTTATGATGAGTTTATTTTAGAAAAGGATCATGCTTATATAATACGAAGACTAGATGAAAACAAACACCCATTAGCAAATGAATCCATTGAAGAAATAGAAAAATTTAATATTCAATTATATAAAGGTTATAACAAAATTTATATGGAAAGCTTTAATTTAAATTATGAAGTAACTTACAATATTCAAAATGCTTATACAGATGCTTTTGCAACAAAAACTGAATTAAAATTAGCTGAAGAAGAAATTAATATGGAAGTTTCCAAAAAAACAAATAGTGATGAAATAATATCTTCTATAAATCTTTCTCCAGAAAAAGTCAAAATACAATCTGGCAAATTAGATGTAGATGCTATTGCAGAATTTACTAATTCCAAATTAAAAGACAAGGGAAGCACAATAATAAATGGTTCAAATATTACAACAGGTGATATAGATGCTACAAAAGTCAATGTTGTTAATTTAAATGCTGATAATATCAAAAGTGGGAATATTCAATCAAAAAATTATGTTTCAAATACAAGCGGAACAAAAATAAATTTGGAAAACGGAACCATAGATACTAAAAACTTTAAAGTTGATGATTCCGGAAATGTAAATGTTAAAGGAACAATCGAAGGTAGCACAATAAAAGGTTCATATTTTACAGGCACAACAGAAAACATTAAATTGCAAATTGGTACTGACAACAATGGATATATGAGTAATAATAACTCTTTAGAATTAGTATATTCCAGTGATAATACTAGAATACTTGGAATATATGGAAAGTTTTGGAATGTCAGTAATCAGAAAGCTTGTTACTTTTCTTCACAAGCTTCCAGATTTGTTTTTGTGGGAGATGTATTCGCAAATAACATTTCAAACAGTTCAAGAGCAACTTTGAAGAAAAATTTTGAAAAGTTTAACAATGGATTAGATATTGTAAAAAATACAGATATTTATAAGTATCACTTTAAAACACAAAATGATAAAGAAAAAAAACACATAGGAATAGTAATTGGAAACAAATATAGATACAAAAAAGAAATTACAACGCAAAATAATGATGGAATAGATTTATATTCAATGATAGCAGTTGCTTATAAAGCAATACAAGAACAACAACAAATGATAGATGACTTAAAACATGAAATAGAGGTGTTGAAAGATGAAAAGTAATAAAATTCACAATATTGTAAATTTATTGTTGGTATTTGTTATAATTTTGCTTATTTTTATAAATACGTTTAAAAATAAATACGATATAAATAACGATGGTAAAGTTGATATATTGGACTTATTAAAATTACAAAAATACATTGTAGAAAGAGATGATAATAAATGCAAAAAATAACATTTGAAGATACACAAGTTACAAAAAAGCCTTATGTAACAATAAATGAAACAGAATATGAAGTTCAAGATGGAACATATACAGGCGGTACAGATTTAAACGCAACTACATTTAACAACATGCAAGATAATATAGAAAGTGCTATTAATGAGAATGTAAATAACATTGGAAATTTAACTGATTTAAACACTACAGAAAAAAGTACTTTAGTTGGGGCTATTAATGAAGTAAAAGCAGGCTTAGGGAAAATAACAAAATTAAACACAACCGATATAACAACAAAAGCCGTACATACATTAAATTACAATGTAAACAATTTTGATTTTATATTAGTGTTTGCCACTGACAATCAATATGGACATTTTCAACAATGTTCAATATTAAAACTACTTTTTAACAGCGCATTTTACCAAAAAATTCAATATAGTGAAACGGGTTATCTCGCATTTAAACTTTATGACACTACATTAGACACTACTAATAGTACAGGGTTGGGGGAAAATTATATCAAAATAACTGCATTGTACGGAGTTAAATTATAATCAGAAAGGAATGATATAAAATGGTATATATAGAAACAGAATGGGAAAACAGACCAAGTAAAAAAACACCAGTAAATGCAACTAAACTAAGAAAAATTGAGAATGGAATATATACGAATAGTGTTAATATTGGGGAATTAACTGATTTAAATACAACTAATAAAAATTCCACAGTTGAAGCTATTAACGAAAATAACAGCCATATAGGTGATTTATCTAGTTTGACTACAACTAATAAAACATCTACAACAGAGGCAATAAATGAAACTTATAATAAAATAAATAAAGTTAATCTGGCTAAATCTGATGGATTAGATAATGCCATATTAATTGCAGAAACAACTTTTAATAGGTTACATCATAGACAAGTGCTGATATTTGCGACAACTGAAACTGGATATACTGATGCAACTGAAAGTGGAATATATAATGTGGGCTTATCAAGTAGATATTCGTTAGACGAACATGTAGTTAGTTACAATGTAACAGGAAATGCTTCTACAGACAGAATATATACTGTCTCTGATGGTGCAAATTTAAAGGTATATTTAAAGAAAACTGTAGAATATAGGACTTTGTATGCTACATTACTCGGCAAAAGTGATGAAATTTCTTGGAAACTAAATTGACATCCATGCAGTTTATACATTAGATTAAGGAAAAAATATGGAAGAAAAATATATAGAAAAAATAGTAGAAGCAGAGCAACGTTCAAAATCAAATACAAAAAGGTTAGATACTTTAGAGAGCAAATTAGATAATATATATGAATTAACTGTGTCAGTAAAAGAAATTGCTACCGAAATGAAAGCAATGAGAGAAGACGTAAATAAAATTGATAAAAGAGTTGTAGAAATAGAAAATAAACCAGCAAAAAAATTAGATTCTATTTGGGGATATGTAATTGGAGGTCTAATTGGTGCAATAATTACATTTTTAACAATAAAATTAGGATTAAAATGAGAGGTGAATTAAATGAATGAATTTATAACATGGGACGTTTTGATGACTTATGCGTCATTTGTAACAATTGTATATATGGTTGTTGAGTTTACAAAGGATTTAAAATTTATAAAGAAAATAAAAACAAAGTATTGGAGCTTTTTAATAGCATTTATATTATTAACTATAGTAAATGCAGTAACAGGAACTTTTAAATTAGTAGATTTAGTTTTATATGCATTAAGTTCAATGACAATTTCATTGGGGGCTAATGGATTAAGTAATTTTAATAAAGAAGGTGTGAAGTAATGGACAAGTTATTTGGAATAGATATAAGCGAATTTCAATCAAAAATGAATCTAGATAAAGCAAAATCAGAAGGAGTAAAATTTGCCATATTAAGAGCAGGTTATACTGGTTATGGTAAAGCTAAAGGAAAAGCAAAAGATAGTGCTTTTGAAAATCACTATTCAAAATGCAAACAAATTAATATTCCTGTAGGTGCTTATTGGTTTTCAAGAGCTACTTCAAAAGAAGAAGGAATAACAGAAGCAGAATATATGTATAACAATTGCTTAAAAGGAAAACAATTTGAATATCCTATTTATATTGATGTAGAAGATAAAGTATATCAGAAAAAAGCAGGTAAACAAGCTGTAACTAATGGAATTATAGGTTTTTGTGAATACTTAGAAAACAAAGGCTATTATGTAGGAATTTATGCTAATACAAACTGGTTTAAAAACTATATGTATATAGATCAACTAAAAGATTATGATAAATGGGTAGCACAATGGAACAAATCAAGACCAAGTTCTCCAGAAGGTGGATTATGGCAATTTGGTGGAAAAACTAATTATATAAGAACAAATAAAATTGCTGGAATGACTTGCGACCAAGATTATGCCTATAAAGATTATCCTAGTATTATGAAAAATTGTGGTTTAAATGGCTTTACAGCAACGAAAAAAGAAAATAATACAAATACACCATCCGAGCCTAAAAAAAGCGTAGAGCAATTAGCACAAGAAGTTTTAGAGGGTAAATGGGGTAATGGTGCAGACAGAAAAACTGCTTTAACTAATGCAGGATATAATTATGAAGAAGTGCAAAGCAAAGTAAATGAACTTATGCATACAAATAAAGAAACAATATATGTTGTTCAAAAAGGTGATACTTTATCAGGTATAGCTAAAAAATATAATACTACATATCAAAAAATAGCTAAAGACAATAATATTTTAAATCCAAATTTAATATATCCTGGACAAAAGTTGATTATAAAATAAAAAATTTCAAACAAAAAAAGGAAATTAAAAAAAATAATGGAACATTTATATTAGGAGGTGATATAAATGTTTTTATTTGAAGAAATTATTAGTGATGAGGAACTAATGTTTTATATTCTATTTAATGATTAAGTAAGATTATTTTTGGTCTTGCTTTTGGTCTTGTTTTTGTCAAATACTATGGTGTTTTTTAATATTTTATTGTTGACAAAAAACAACAATAACATTGACATAAAGCTTTATTTTATAAGGTATTATACTATAATCCCTTATTTTACAATAACTATCAAAATATAGGTAGTTCAAATCCGACTAGGCCCTCCAGATTGATAGGAAACTCGAACTTTTATAGTTCGAGTTTTATAATACAAAAATTTGTGATAAAATAAATATATAAAGTTAAATTCAATTATCAACTTATAAACATACTTATAATTTATCGCGTAAAATTACATATTCAAATAAATAAGGTGATGATATATATGAAAGAACAACAAATAAAAAAATTTATAGAACAAGTAAAATTAGAATTAACGTATAAGAAATTTCTGAAAAGCGATATTATTTATCAACTAATAGATATTTTTAATACTACTAATGTTGCCTTTGAAAAACAGAATTACTCTAGTGAAATAGAAAATCCTTTAGAAATGGCTCTTGAGTTTTATAAAGAATATAATATGGAATATTACAACACTATTATAAATAATATTCAAAGTAGAAGAATTAGTATTAACAAAAATATTGGTAAATCTTTTACTGATACAAAAAATAATACGACTAATATTAACTTATGTGGAAATGATGGTGATCTTTTTAATATAGTCCATGAATTAGCTCATTTTATTGATAGAAATAGCGTACCTCAAATTATTCCTGATGAGTATTGGTTTTTATCTGAAACTTTTGCGTTTTATATTGAAAAAAGATTAGAAAATTGGCTATTAGATAGAGGTTACAAAGATTTAATTTATACTAGAAGAAATAATAGAATGTTTTTTGAAAATAAAATGTTAGAAGCCATTGAAAATGAATTATATTATGAAAATTTATATAAACAAAAGGGAAGAATTGTAGAAAGTGATATTGATATTAAAAAAATAAAATCTATAATAAAGTATGATGTTCCTTATAATATTGTAAATTGTTTGTTACAATATCCATTGGCAAATATCCTTTCCAGTTGTTTAATTAATAATTACATAATACAAAATGATAATCAACTAGTTGAAAAATGTATTAATATGGATTTATATAAAATTTTAGAAGATTATTCGTTGAGTAAAAAAACTTTATAATTATTTATAAAAAAGACTGTTATATTTCTTCCATTAGACTCCAATTAATATGAAACTCAGACTTTTACAAATTCGAGAGTAATAAACTGCTAACAGAAATGTTAGTTTTTTCTGTTATTTAAGAAAGGAAAGCTATTGAATAATAGAAACTAAAGAACTTAAAATAAGTAAAGAATTAAAAAGAAAGGTAGAAATGGTTTATAGGCTTGCTAATGTAAAATACACCATTATGGAAATATCAAAAAAAATACAAATATTGCTATGGTAAAACCATACATAGTTAAAATTAAAGATATTGATTATTTAGTATTTGATGAATGTTATGACACTTTTATAAATGGTTATAAAGAAAAAATTGAGTTTAAAGACTTAGAAGAATATATCAAATTCGATAAACGACGATGATTTATCACTATAATTTAAAATATGTGGTAAAATAATTAATTAAGAAACTTTATTCAAAGAATAGAAAGGATGTGAATTATGAATAAAGAAAATATTAAAACTGAAATAACTGTTAAAGAACAAAAAGTTAATATTATGAGAATTGATAATAAAGAATATATTTCACTTACTGACCTAGCTAAATATGTAAATAAGGAAGATCCGTCTGGTGTTATAAGAAACTGGATGTCAAATAAAAATTCATTTGAATTTTATTCTTTATGGGAAGAAATAAATAATCCTAGTTTTAATTACGTGGAATCCCACGTAATTAAAACTGAAGAAGTTCCATATATTCATTAATTTCTAATTGTGATAGTTAAGTTGTAAATAACTTAACCAATCGCTACAGATTGATTTTACCAAAATTTTTTAGTTCGTTTTTTATAAAACTTTTATAAAAAATGTTTTAGTTTAAAAAAAGTCATAGTAAATGGAAGTATTGACAATATTTTTGGAATTATATATAATATCGTTATGTGATAAAAAAACATCTTTTTATCGAAAATATGGATATTAACAAACAACAAAAAAGTAAGAACAGATTATAACATATTGGTGGAAAATTCATAAATGAAAATCATACTGTAAAAAAGAAACCAATAAATAAGCGATGAATTAAATAAAAGTGACCCTAAGAAAATTTTAAAAAAATATTTAAAAGAAAATAATAAATAAGGAAGGAAAAATTTTATGGGAAAAGGAATATCTGAAGAATTAGTTATAGGGAATGCATTATTTTCTAGTAATAAAAATTATTTAACTAAAGAACAAATTTGTCATTATTGGCATATTGTAGATAGTTTATTACCAGAAGGATATTATACTAAAGAAAATAGGAATTCATTTACAGATTTTTGTGAAAATTATTCATTTCTAGTAAAGGTAGTTGGAGATGCGATGATAATTAATTGTGAAAGATCTTTGTTAGAAAGGTATTTTAGGGTGGGAACCCCAACAAAAATTATAAAAATTTTTGATGACGCCGGAGCTAAATTAAATGAAACTGAAGCCAACCAAATTGAACAATTAAATTATGATAATGAAAAACCTAAAGTTCCAAGAAATGTTAAAAAAACAGAAGAAAACAGAAAAATTCTTGTTAAAACTTTATTAAAATGAGCAAAAGTATTATTTAAATTATTATAATAAATCTGATATTAAGAATTAATTTTTTAAAAAAACTTAAAATAATCTAATTAATTATTTAAAATCAATAAAAAACTCGAATTTTCGAGTTTCTTTTTTGTAATTTCAACCGCACCATTATTTGTAATAATTTAATTCTACATCATAAACACATTTATAGTCAAATATTTTCCTAGGCATACTATTTA